AAAAAGCCGTTATGTTATCGCCGTCTACATTTTGTAATAAATACTTAAACTCAGGGTTAGCGGGTTCGCAATTAAAACAATCATCTATTAAAAACCATATTAAATCACGGCCTTCAAGTTTAGCAATGTGATCTTTTAATTTATTTACTGTGCTTTTACTCATTCTAGTCCTCCTCATTTTTTGAATATGCAATAACTAAAAAGTCTATGTTTTCAAGTGATCTTTCATCTGTTTCATAATCTTTGATGTAGTCTGCAAGTTTATAATGTGATTTACCCCCAAACCAAGCCGTTCCGTCTTTGGTGTTCATAGGTATCCACCCATTTTTCTCTAGGTGTTTTAATTGATCTTTATTTAGAAACATTAATTTCTCCTATATATGTGATTTATCCCATACTTTTACTAAATAAAAAAGGCCGTGTCAATCACGGCCTTAGTGTCAGCGTTTTCGCTTAATTGTTTTTGGTGGTCTTTTTTTATACTTATCATAGTCTTCGCCGTATAAAAGTTTGCCTATCCAATCAAATAGAAAAAACATATTTCCTCCTTTCTTTATTTATCCTCTGGACAATATTGACGTTTCCACATTTCAATATTAGGCCAATTACATTGCTGATCGTTTCCTATGGTATCGTAGTCCAACCAACCATTAGATTCATCGACGCCTTTCAAAAAAGCTAGATATTCTTCTTCGCTATCAAAAGTATATTCCTTGACATCGTCTAAGTATTTAGAACTACCCCAAGCTATGTGGATTTTAATTGGTTCAAACTTTCTCAACAAAGCTTTTAGTTTTCTGTAATCTTTTTTAAGATCTAACTCATTTTCATAATGAAAACCAAGTTGAGTTTTAGAGTTTACCGCATCAACACCCTGAGAAAGACCCGTAGACAATATGGCTCTCATTTCAACCACACAGCTTTTCAACAAGTCTAAATCTTCTTTAGATAGATTATTCATCTTTGTCCTCCTTATAAGTATCGGTCAGCTCAACCGCACTTAATAAATCGTCATCAGAGTACTCAGCTAATTTTTGAATTATAGCTTTACGGACATCATCTGCCGTAACTGAAAGATAAGGGTCTTCAGTAATATGGTTTACACTAAAACCCAAAAAACCCATGCTATTGTAACTCATTCTGCACCTCCATAGATCTCCAAACCATTTGGTTTTCTTGCTCAAGGCTGACATTGATGTGCTTATTGAAGTTATCGCAAACTTGTCTGCAATGTCCCCAAGAACCTACAAACTTATCAAGTTCATGTGGATCATTTGGATTGGCCTTGCCTAACGGCTGATAGCCTCCTTGGTTCCAAGTTACTTTTGCAACTCTATATATACCTCTCTGTCCTTCTTCTTTGACAGGTGTGTAACAATGTTTGTCTTCGGTTTTAATCATAACATTTCTCCTATAAATATGTGTTATAGGATTTATCTTATATATTATTAATCAAAGATCAAGGAAAAAGTTTTAGACCAATCAAATGGATATTCTGTTTTGAAGATGGGTTTGAGTTTCAGGCCTTTTATTCTCAGGTCTACTGCCTGACTACCCGCATACAAATACATCGTATCTTGTGATCTAACAAGAACCCATACAGAAGCTCGGCTATGTCTGGTAAGCCAAGCGATTTGTAATGAAGATAGTCTAACTACATTACCACTAGTAACTTTCAGCTCTACAAAATGAAATTGGTTTTTATCATCACAGATCATTAGATCAGGAATACCAAGTGTCATCCAGTTCTCTATTCTAGTTAACAAAATGTCTTTGGGTAGTCGGCCGACAGCTTTTTTAATTTCTTGAAAGAACCCGCTTTCCTTCTTCGGCTGAACTGGTGGCCTCGTGGTCAATAACTTCTTCAGCGTATCTCGGTTCATATGAATCCTTTATTTCTTTGAGAGCTTTCAACACCTCATCCTTGGACATACTATCAATAGTACCATGACGGATTTCAGATTTGTTAATGTAGATATTACCATTTGCCTGACCCCTCCTGAACTCAGCTTGCACAGCCGCTGAATATGCACCATTCTCTAATGCAACATCTCTTATTCTTTGTAAGTCTCGTAAATGTCTTTTGTATGTAACACCATACTTTTCATCCAGCTCGTCCCGATAAATCTGTATTGCCCTACAAACATGAGGACAAATATCAGGATTAGTCATTTCATATGCACGAGTGTGAGCAGAAGAAACTGGAAAGCCAGCATTAATCGCAGCTTCCCTCATGGTTATTGTTCCATCGTTGCTAACAAGTTCTTTTACAAACAGCTCTTGTTTTCTAGTTAGCTTACTATGAATATCTACTTTAGGCCTTCCCCGACCTTTTTTAATAGGCTTCAAATTATTCATATCTCTATATATACACCAGAAATTATTTTTTTACAAAAAACTTTTTGAGGCCCATTAAGGCCAAAATTGATTTAAGAAGGTTACATATTTGAAAACAGAGGTGTAACCACTTATGTAACCAATAAAACCCTTACTGAGTAACGATTACAGAAGGAAGTTACATAAGTTACACCAGTTACACCTATTTTTAATAAAAAATATTTTTTTTATTTTCAGCTCTATATATAAAGGGGAGTAACTTTTGTCACTCCCCTTCTTGTACTAAGCTGTTTTTTTCTTATCGTACTCAGACATATCTTTGTTGTATTTGTCTATGTACTCCTTATTGTCTTTGTAAGGATCCGATCCTTGTAAGGTATAACCATCAGGATTGGCTAAACATTCTTTGGCTATCTTTTCATCTAGTCCTTGTAATGTAAAACCATTTTGTTTTCCTTTTACTTTATAAACACCTAAGCAAATAGGAAGATTATGTTCAAGTGAAAAATCTAATCCACCATCCCAACTAACCTTAGTGCTTATATGGGCATAGTATAAAGTTATAAAGGTTGGTCTTTTTGAAACCCTAGAAATACATTTTTGTAAATCCACATCTCTTGACCAATCTCCCGTAGCTCCTATTTCTACAGCTAAGAAAGAAAAACCATTTTCTAATAAATGTCTTTTGTTATTAAGCATTACGCTCTCCTATATTATGTGATTAAAAATAAGAAACTGCTTTGGCCTAAACCAAAAGTTTTTTGACACCAACAATTTCAAACAGATATGAGATTTCTCCCATATTTAATAGTACCACAATTAGAAATTTATTCAAGAATTAATATTCTTCAATAAAAACAAGCACTTAGATATTCAGTTTTTTTAGAAAAATTAAATTTCGAGTTTATTTTTTCCGATTCGCTTACGAATGATTCGCCGGATCTCAGTCAAAAAGGTTTCCTTGCGAGGCGTGACGCGTGGGTCGAGGATGTGGAGTTGCCACACTTTCTTCATAGTCTGTCCGTCGTTCCAGCTTGGCCCTTGTTGGTGGGATCCATTGAACTTCAGTTTTAAATTTTGGAAGCCGTCTTTGAGAGCTTTCCCAGATGAACCAAGCATAGCTTGTAGCTGTTGAAGCATTTGCTGACAAACGACCTTTAATGATTGGAACTCGTTCTGTAAATTGAGCAATAATCGTTGGCGGGTTTTGTTTAAATAGTCTTTCATATCGACCTACGCTTTCTATGAATTGTGTCCGAGCAAAGATAGCCGTAGATTCTTTAGCCAAGGGTAGGGCCTTGAGTACAAATTCTTCAGCTAGATTGAACGGCGGGTTAGTGATAATAAAATCGTATTCTTCGTTGACGTCCTTGGATAGAAAGTCTGCGATACGATCTTGCCCATAATCAGCTATGTCACATGACATAACTTCAGGGAAATATTCTTCGAGGACCTTGGCCATATGACCGGCGCCGCAAGCTGGTTCTAGGCAAGTATATTTAACAAAGTCATCGTCGGGTTGTTGCGGAAAAATAAAATTGGGCTTTAGTATGTGTTCAAACAGAGCACGGGTAGCCCAAGGCGGGGTAGGAAAGTAATCGAGACTATCCTGATCCTCGTGCCGTTGGGACATAACCGCGTGCGTTTTGTTTTGTTCAGACATTTATAGGCACTACCCATTCATCACTATCTACATACCGAGCGTCAGGGTATCTTGTCCTGATTTGATCTATTTCACAATCAAAACAAGTATACTCAGTATCACATTGACTACATTCTTTGTTAGGCTCAATGCTATCATCGTCAATCGGCTTGTGATTATATACTGCTTTACCATCGTCGTAGTAAACGTCACATTGACTACAAGTCTCAGGAACTTCGTCATCTCCAAGCATGGAGCTGTAGATGTAGCCACAATCGATACAGCTGAACTTGCCTTCTTGTTCTCTAATCATCTCGGCCCCTCATATTAAATTCATCAAATAACTTGTAACAAGCCTCATCAAGATCTTTAATATCAGATAACATCAGGTCATTGATATCTCTTATGCTAATCATAGCCGTGTTTATAGCCTCGTAAGCATCGTGAACCGCTTGTAGCTGTCCGACAGTCATAGCTCCCATAGCTTTTTGTTTTTCTGCGATCTCTTTATCTCGCTTTATTTCCCAGTCTTCTTTTTTATTAGTCATTTACATCCTCCTCATAAACATTCTCTAAAGTCCAGTCATGTCCATTGTCTGTTTTTTCCCAATTTGCGAAATCACTATCTTTAGCAATTTCCCATGCTTCATCTTCATTCTTTGCCATAATCATAGTTTTATAACCTACGTCCATCGTGGCAGTCACAATAAATTTTTTAATATTTTCCAATTTTTTCTCCTATATAAGTTTCGTGTGGAGCGCCTTGAGGTTACGTCACTAAGATAAATACTGAGATCTACCACAGTCCTGAACGAGCTAAACACTCCAC